TACTACAGCCACCAAGATCCCTGCCCGGTGATGATTGTGCAGCCGGTAAAGGAAGACGCGGAGGGCTACAGCAAAGAAGAGATCAAGCCACTCTTTGAAGACACGCCGGTGCTGCGCGGGCTGATCTCAGAGAGCAAATCTCGCGGCACTGCCAGCAACACGATCTTGCTAAAGCAGCTGGGGAACGGCGGACTGATCGACATCGTGAACGCTGCCAGCGGCAGATCATTCAGGCGCAAGAGCAGGAAGGTAGTTCTCTTTGATGAGGTCGATGCTTACCCGAAGCTGGACGAAGGCGACCCGATCAAGCTGGGCCGCAACCGCGCCGACTACTACTGGGACCGCAAGATCGGCCTTGGCGGCACGCCGATCTTTGTAGGAGGCAAGACAGAGGAGGCGTTTCTGCGCGGTGATCAACGGCGGTTCTTTGTGCCGTGCCCGTTCTGCCAGACCATGCAGGTGCTGCGCTGGGAGCAGATGGAGCGCGAGGGCACAGCCGCTGGCTGTTACCGCTGCGAGAACTGCGCCGATCTGATCCCGCACAGCAAGAAGCGCTGGATGGTGGAGCGCGGCGAGTGGCGGCCAACAGCTGAATCACAGCAGCCAGGACTGGTGTCGTTTCACATCTGGGCGGCCTACAGCTACAGCCCAGCAGCCGACTGGAGCGTGCTGGTGCGCGAGCACGCCGAGGCCCTCGACGCCATGCGCAAGGGTGACCCCGACGCAATGCAGACGTTTCGAAATACTGTGCTGGGCCTGCCGTGGGAAGACACGCTCTCGGGCAAGCTCACCGGCGACGGCCTGGCCGAACGGCGCAAAAACGAGGCCACCGGCAACGGCTACGCGGTGGGCACGGTGCCAGCTGGCGTGCTGCTGATCACCGCTGGCGTTGACGTGCAAGGCGGCGGCGGCACAGTTGGCGAGCGGTTGGTGGTGACGTTCTGGGGCTGGGGCCGCAGCGAAGAAGGCTGGCACCTGGGCCACTTTGAGATTGACGGCGACCCGCAGCAGGCCGAGACCTTGGCGCAGCTGGATCAGATCGCGGCGACCAAGTGGAAGCGGGAAGACGGCATAGAGCTACGGGTAAGCATGGGCGGCATTGATGACGGCGGCATCGCCACCCAGGAGGTGAGGGAATGGTGCCGCACCCGTTCGGCGCAATGGGTGCCGGTGAAAGGTGCGCCGCAGAAAGGCAAGCCGCTTCTCAGCCGTGGTGTGCCGGTTGACGTGAACCGAAAAAACCAGACAACCAAACGCGGAGTGTTGCTTTATCACGTCGGTTACGACGCCAGCATTAACCACCTGCAGGGCCGGCTGAGGGTAGAGCAGCCTGGCCCGAGTTACTTGCATCTCGGCGCAGCAGCTACTGATCAATTTCTAGCTGAGCTATTCCCGTGGAAGCGGATGCCCAAGCGCGATAAGGGCCAGACCGTCTACAGCTGGATCTTGCCAAGAGGCGCTAGGGATGAGGGCGGCGACTGCACCCGGTACGCCTACGCCGCACTACAGCTGGTGACCAGGCGCTACAACCGCGCCACGATGTGGGACCAACTGGAAGCCGGCCTAACGAAAGCCGCACCCGAAACCAGCAGGCGCCGCCCTGCTGCATCACCACGGCCAGGTGGATTTGTTTCTGGCTGGTGATCCATAGGCTGAGGCCATGACAGTCCCTGCGACAATCCGCGCTGGCGACACAGTGGCATGGGTAGAGCCGGCTGCGCTCGACCTGGACGGCAATGCTGCCACGTCAGCAGCTTGGACGTTTACGACGTTTTTGCGCTTCAACGCTGCCAGCGAAGGCGCCACGGTGACCGGCACAGCTCGCGCCGATGGCGGATGGGATATGGCAATCACCGCCACCACGTCCGCTGCATTTGATACCGGCGTCTGGAGCTGGCAGAGCCGAATCACCAGCGGCGCCACGGTAATTACCGTGGGATCTGGCACTACGCAAGTGTTGCCGGGTCTGAACTACACCGGCACCCCCGCCGCGTTCAACGGCCAGAGCCAAGCCGAGCAAGACCTAGCAGCGGTGCAGGCTGCAATCCGCTCGATCATTAGCAAGGGCGCCAAGAGTTACACGATCGGCAGCAGGAAGTTTGACGCCGCTGACCTAGGCGAGCTAATGCAGCGCGAGGCGCAGCTCAAGGCAATCGTCGCCCGCGAGCGTGCCGCCGAGAAGGTGGCCGCCGGCCTAGGTGATCCGCGCAGCCTGTACGTGAGGTTTGGTAGATGAGCAAGCGCAAAAAGTCACAGCCACAGGCCCCAGCTGCAGGACGCCGCCGCGCTTATGAGGGCGCCATGGTCTCGCGGCTGACGGCTGATTGGGTGACCAGTTCGACATCGGCAGACGCTGAGATTGATGGCAGCTTGGTCAGGCTGCGGAACAGGTCGCGGCAGCTGCTCAGAGATAACCCCTACGTGCAGGCTGCGCGCCGCGCGATCGTCACCAACGTGATCGGACGCGGGATTCGGATGCAATCACGGGTTGCGATGGTGCGCGGCGCTGGCCGCCTCGACAAGCCAACTAACGACCGCATTGAGTCATGGTGGCGCCGTTACTGCCGGAAGGAGCATATTCACGCCGCAGGGAAATTGAGCTTTGCGCGCATTTTGCGGCAAACCATGGCTGCTGTTCCCGAGTCGGGCGAAGTGTTTATCCGCCTAGTACCTCAGGATTTCGGAGGCAGCGGCACCGCTCTAGGGCTGGAGATTCTTGAGGCCGACCTTTGCGACGAGACGCACACAGCCGGGCCAGACAGTGACGGCAACGAGTGGCGTATGGGTGTTCAGGTCAACCGCTGGGGCAGGCCGGTCCATTACCGCTTCCGCACTCGCCACCCGGGCGACGTGTCGGGATCTGTTGGCTACATCACCACCGACGTACCGGCCAGCGAGATCATCCACCTATTTATTCCCGAGCGGCCAGGCCAAACCAGGGGGGCTCCGTGGTTCGCCAGCAGCATTAAGCGGATGCACCACGTAGCCGGCTTTGAAGAAGCTGAGGTTGTCGGCAAGCGCGCGCGCTCCAGCCTGATGGGCTTCATCACCAGCCCCGAGGGTGAGCTTGTCGGTGATGACGTGCAAGACGGCGAGCGGGTAAGCAACTTTGAGCCTGGCGTTTTTAAACACCTAGCAGCCGGCGAGAGCGTCACTGTGCCCCAGCTAGGCAACGCCGACACTCAATACGAAGCCTTCCTGCGGCCAATGCTGCGGGCGTTAGCGGCTGGCTCCGGCGTGCCCTATCCCACAGTGAGCGCGGACTACAGCCAGGCCAACTACAGCAGCAGCCGATTAGAGCGGTTAGAGGTGCTTGAGCTATGGCGCAGCCTGCAGGATTGGATTATTGAAGACGTGTGTCAAGTGGTGTTTGAGCGCGCCATGGCCGCAGCCGTTGCTGCCGGCACCTTGACGCTTGCCGGCTACGACGTGACGCCGGAACGCTACGAGGCAGTGAAGTGGTTCCCGCGCGGATGGGAATTTGTTGATCCGCAAAAGGAATCAGCCGCTAATAAGGATCTTGTCCGCTCTGGCTTTAAGACTCAAGCCCAGATCGTGGCTGAGCAGGGCGGCGATCTGGAAGACCTGCTCACCGCCCGCGCATCTGAGGTGCAGCGTGCTCAAGAGCTGGGCATTCAGTTTGACACCAACCCCGCTGACGATATGCAAGGCGGAGCTACAGACGCTGAGCCGGAAACGGAGGACGAGCCGGAAGATCCCAGCGAGCCCGACAACGACAAGGAAGATTTGGCCTAATGAGCAACGTCCATAGCCTGAAGCCAGATACAGCCTCGCCGATGGAACAACGCGACCTAAACGGTGAGCCGCTCCGCCGCAGTGCGGTGGTGGCGAACTGGCAGCGCGCCAACGACGATCCCGAAGTAATCGTGTTCAGCTTCTCTTCAGAGGAGCCGGTCGAGCGTTACTTCGGAATGGAAGTGCTCAGCCATGAGTCTGGCGCCATGAATATGGTCCGGCTTAATTCTGGCGCAGCGCCATGGCTTTGGAACCATAACCCCGATGTGGTTCTTGGCGGAGTCGAGAAGGCTTGGCAAGGCAATGACGGGCGCGGCTATGTACGCACCCGCTGGAGCCCCAACACCAGGGCGGAAGGCTCCGAGGAGTGGAAGGTCAGGCAGAACTGGGAGGCGGGCATTATCCGCAACGTCTCTTTCATGTATTCCATCGATGCGCCGCTTGACCTCAAGTCGCGTGAGGGTGTGGCACTGGTAACAGCGTTCACCCCGATGGAGGTCTCGACCGTTTCAATCCCAGCTGACGCCACCGTTGGCCAAGGCCGAGCAATCGGCGCCACAATCGCGGCCCCGGCCGCAGACCAAACCCAACCCCCGATCAAATCCATGGAACCGACCATCGACATCGAGGCGGTGAAGGCTCAGGCTGCGGCCGATGAGCGTTCACGTGTCTCCAGCATCACCGGCCTGTGCCGCACTCACGCCGCTGACGATCTGGCCCAAGGCCTAATAGAGCGTGGCGCTACTGAATCTGATGCCATGAAGGAAGTGCTCGCCGCTATCGGCAAGCGCGCCAGCCAGCCTGCTGCTCCTAAGGCAGCCGCTGCTCAGCCCATCGCCTCTGGTGGTTCGGCTGACATTGGTCTGAGCGATAAGGAAGCCCGC